TGTGTAAAGTGTTGATCTAGTTTGTATTCTAGAAATTCTCCTCCTAATGATTTAAGTAGGGATGCAACCCTCTCACATTCTTGACTGCCGTTTGAATAAATTACTGCTGTTAGTGGAACCATTAGTCGCGTTGCCTCCAATCGTCGGGTTTGTCTCTGTTGAACCAATCTACAATATCATCAGCACCTTTGAACCCCGTTTTGTGATTGGATGGGTCGGGGTCTCCTAGTCCCATCCTATTCAGAAAATCATCTGTAGTTCCTTCTTCAATACCAGCAGACTGACGACGTGCCTGCTTTAACCAGTCGCGGGCAAGTGTGTGTCTTTTGGCAAGTTTCTCTGCCCAGATCATGTCCTCTAGGGGGACTTCTTCGTTGTTAGCGATACACCTACAAATGGACTCCAAGCGGAGTCGATACGCAGTCGAGAGCATAAAATACACCAGATACAGTGTTATTTAGAATGAATCATCTCAGAGAGTTCCTCTGTTTTATTCCATTCAGCATATGCTGACTCAGATCTTTCAGAGAGAATACTCAAGATGTCATCACAAATGACTTTGTTTGGGACGTACTCGTCAAGATACTTGTCTAATGCTTCTTTCAAGTATCTTTTACGATGCCACTCAGGGGAATAGGGTTTATAATCCATGATGTAAATATCAGGTATAAAAATATTTAGCATTAAAAAAAGAGGGGCATTTACGCCCCTCAACACTTCCTTCACACGGTAATTTATTTAGGTCATAAGGACCTCCTTGCAAATTCGTTTACATGAATTTTGATGTGTGATCTCGCATTCAATCAGACATTCGTAGTAGTCATTTAGTTTCTGGTTCTCGACAGAAATAGTATCGACTGTATCCTCGAAATGACGCCACTCGTTTAACTGATTGCTCGATGTGATGTTGTGCATGATCTCACTCCGTAACTGGTCTTCATAATATGGTAAAGGGTAGGGATCATTTTTCCACCTCGCTTAATTCTACTACTACTTATATACAAACTCTGACAAAACCCATAGGTACTTTGTCCCTTGACATAACTCTTATTTTTTGTATACGAAGATACATTACAATAAAAAAGAGGGAGTGTCTGATTCTGACCAGACTTCCCTCGGTGGCGACGATATTCGTCACTATTTATGTGTGGTGTGTGTGGGAGGTTGGATTCCTGTATACCAACAATAGAAGGGCATTTCTACAGTTTAGAAATACTTCTATGCCTAAGACCTACTTGGTATGTAGTTCTACTGTTCCCAGCAGCGGGCACCACCCCTGTCTTATCACCTTAACTAGCAAAATGCCAGTAAGTTTATTCAGTCACTCCCTGTAAGTCAGGCGTCCCTTCCTTACAAATAAATTATAGCATAAAAAAAGAGGGTGTCAAGCACCCTCTTAAAATTAGTTGTGATTAGATCACATAAGGTTAGCAACCTGAACTCTTCTGTAATACTTGTTAGTATTAGCAGTAAGGGCACCGCTACCTTGTGTAAGACCCTGTGCGAAGGGGTTAGAAACCATTCCGTAACGAGTCTTGAAGCCAATCTTGGGCTGGAAGGTGTTAGGATTAATCGCACGAACCTGCTGAAGAGGAACGTAAGGGCAATAGAACAGACCTGCGTCATAAGGGGAAGTACCCTTGTAACCAGCAACATAGAAGTGCTTATCTGCAACGTTAGCAGAATAAGGATCAACGTAGACCTTGATCTTACCGTTGAGTGTACCTACGAGAGTAGAGGAAGTATCGTCTACACCTGTAAGAGCGTTGTTGCCGTTAAGAGCAGGAGAGTAGTCAAGTACGCCTGCCATACCGAGAGCAGAAGCCACATCAGCAGAGCAGATGAGGATGTTGCCCTTCCCGCGACGAGTTTGCTGACCGATAGCGTTAGCATCTCTTTCGATTTGGAACAGAAGACCTTTGAACTTCTCTACAGACCATCTACCGTTGGAGTCAACGTCGAGGTCAAAGATACCGCCATTAGCAGTGTTGTTCTGAGCACCAGCAACAGCGTTTGTGTAGATGGTACGAACAACTTCACGGTTGATTTCAGCAAGGATTTCAGTGCTGAGGATGTTAGCGAGCTCTTGCTCGGCATCCAAACCGTGAATTGCCTTAAGGTCTTGAGCAAGTTCAATGCTGTACTCAGCTTTGAGTGCTCTAGACTTCGCAGTAACGGTTACCTTCTCGATGGAGAAACCCATCTCACGGAAGGCAGTGTTAGTTGCGTTGCTGTCGTCAAGTCCTTCTGCAGTAGAAGTGCTCATGCCTGTTGCGTCACCAGTCTGCTCGTATGTACCAGCAGGGGAGTCGTTCAACAGTGCAGGGTTGTTACCCTCAGCATCGTTGTTAGCAGAAGAGGAAGCGCCAGGATCGTATGCGTTACCAGCACCACCAGAGAAACCAGCGTTAGGCTCGTTGAAGAATGCTTCATCGTAACCGCCAGCGTTAGGATCTCTTTCGCTACCGTAGTTAGTACGCATTGCGAAGATCAGTCCAGTAGGACCAGTCATCGGTTGAACGCCTGCAATATCATAGGCGATCAATTGAGGCATCGAACGTCTGATCAAAGAGATCAGTACAGGATCGAAACCAGCAACAGGACCAGTTGCAGTATCGCCACCAGTATAACCTGTTGTTTGAAGAGTCTCGTTAAGGATACCAGCTTCTTCAGTTAATGCTTTTTCTTGGTTTTCCAGAAGTTGTGCGACTACGCCTTTCTTGTGAGAATCCTCAATCTCGGGCAGAGAATCGTGATTCAGAACGGGTGCCCACTTTTCCTGGAGTTGCTTAATGTTAGCCATTAGGTTTTTGTCTCCGAGTTAAAGTAGTTTTAAATTATTTGGACCAGCGAGCGATAGCATCAACGTACTTCGACATTGATCCACTCGTTGTGCTTTCGACAAGGGGTTCCGATGCTTCTTCAGTGGGTTCAACTGCTGCTGCAGTTTCAGCCTTTCTAGTGAAGTAGGATTCCTTAATCGTTTCGACTTTCTTGCGATAGTCTTCTTCAGTTTCAAACTCAACACCCTCTGCAAGAGAAGCGAGCTTCTCCTTCTGTGTCTCTGCGAGACCAGTAGCGCATTCGTTCACAATTTCCATTTTTACAAATTCGCCAATGCGCTTGTTCAATGCAACATTAGCGTCGATTTGTTCGTTGAGCTTATTCTCCATATCATCAAGTTCACCTGCCATTCCATCGAGCAGGTTAAACTTCTCCTCAGGCACTGTAAAGTTGTGCTCTAAGAAGAGACCTTTTAGACCTTTGAAGAACGATTCTGCCATCTCAGTCTTAATGCCGTGCTCGATCTGAAGGGAATTTTCCTTCATCCATGTATCGGCGGCATAAGAGAGATAATCGTCTACCTTCTCGGCCAATTCTGTTTGAATCTTTGCGACTTCTTCAGTCAAAGTAGATTCAAATGCTTCTTGCAACGCTTTAACTTCATCGTTAACGCGAGATGTTACAGCAGCTTCAAAGATCGTTACTGCACGTTCTCTGAATTCTTCTGAGAGTTCCTCACCAGATACAAGAGCGTCAACATCTTGAGTAAAGTCGTACTTGGTTTCGGTGATTGCTTCTTCGCCATCTTCAGTTTCCTCCATTTTTGCGGAAGCATCAGACGGTTTTGTCGAAAGGGACTTAGAACCTTCATGCTTCACAGCACCTGCTGCAGAAGCACCTGCGTTCTTCGTACCTTTAGCACCTTCTTCCGAATCGGTGTTAACGTCGATAACTTTGGTTGCGCCACCTTTAGAGGTGTCGATAGGATCACCAGGTTTTGCGTTTTTGGTGACAGGATTAGAGCCTTCGTCCACTTGCTCCATGTTATCTAACTCTTTGTCGAGGGTCTCAGACATTTGTAAAACTCCGTTTATACTTTGCGTTGTCTTTATTTATTTATAAATCACAAACTCTTTAAAAACGCCTCAAACGCGGAAATTTTGCGCTCTTGGATGTTAATCAGTGTTGCTTGATCAATTTCTTGTTTAATTTCTGCTACTGCAGACTCTTTTAGGATACCATTATCCCAAACCCACTCTTTACCTTCCATGATTCCATCAACGAAAGCATCAGGTGCTGAGGGGTCAGCGACGATATCAGCAGCAGTTGCAAGCATGAAGTCGTCCATTACCACATTACAGTTCTCTTCCTTACGGATAGAACCCATGCCTCTGGATGAAACACCCAAACGCACTCCCTCACTTAAGAGGTCTTTTGCGATCTTACCCATAGGAGTTTCGAGTAACTTTGCTCTTCCGATAAAGTTATTTCCGTCTTCCTTAAGGGAAAGAATCTTATGTGAAACGCGGTCAAGATTGATGGAAGGACCATCGGGATGACCTAATTCGCCAAGGGCACGCCCTTTTTGAATGTAGTTCTCATCGTATTTAGCAACTTCCCGTGCCAAAGTTTTCTGAGGATACATTCTGTTGTTGCGGTTTTTAATTTCCGACTGCAGAAAGATACCTTCAATGAAGTAATTCTTTTTGCCTTCCTTCTCTTCACAGAGAAAGTCAACGCTTTCGATTTCTTCAGCTATCAGTCTCATCTGTTTGTTCCTCAGGTTGTTGTTCAGCGGTAGGTTGCTCTACTTCTGCGGGAGGATCTTCTGGTTTACGACCATCAACTTCAACAGTTTCTGGTTGCTCGGACTCATCGGGCAGATTATCTGCAATTTCATCTGCAGCATCTTGCGCGGTATCGTCCAATTCAAATCCCATACTTTGAGCAAATTCGATTTTACGTTGTTGAACTGCATCGAATGCTGCAGCCGCTAACGCATCATTTACGGAATCGATCGCTTTCGCTTTATCGTCTCCGAAAATTTGTTGTACGATTTGTTGTGCAATTTCGCTAGGCATAATAATCCTCTCACATTGTTATTTATTATTTAGAATTCTCCTCTTCGGAGATCTCCCGCGTCTACTTGCGGTTGTTCAGCAGGCATTGCCCCTTCAGATCCTCCAGCGCCAGGATCCATAGCGGGATCCATCTCTGCTTCTGGATCAAGAATAAGACCTGCTTCGCGTTCAGAGTTGATTTGTTTGTCAATTTCCTTGATCTCCTGTTCGGTTTGTTTCAGGACTTGACGGCGCATGTAATCAATAGAGAAATACTTGCCGACATAAGGATCCATAGTGTTAACTTGATTCATACGCTCATTGCGGATTTCAATTTCCTTCAGTTCAGTGAAGTAGTTGTCAGCAATGAAGTCGAATTGAATATGCTCCTTCATATCATCCCACTCTTCAATAGACATAACGCCTTTCAGAATGAGTTGAGTTTTAAGGAGATCCATGAACAATTCAGAGAATCTCTTACGGAGACGTGCAATAAACTTCTGGAACTTTACTTCGTCCCTAGTAATTTCTGCAGCGCGACCGATATTGAATGTAGTTTCCGTTTCTAATCTAGAAGACGGAACGTTCAATGCTTTATATAGCTTCTTTTGGAAGTATTTGACATCCTCAAGTTCTCCAAGATTTTGTCCACCTGGCAACGTAGAGATCTCAGTTCCTCTACCGCCTTCCCTTCTTGGCAACCAGAAGTCTTCAAGCATTGACATAAATTTTTTGTCATCTTTGATTTCTCCAGTGTTGGCATCATAAACCAACTTATTACGATATCTACCCATAACTTCGCGGAGATACTGTTCCGCTTTGTTCTTAGGAAGATTACCCACATCAATGTAGAAAATTCTACGTTCTGGTGCTCTACTCAAACGATAGATGACCAGAGAGTCTTCAATCATTCGCAGTTGATTTACTGCTTTGATTGCTTTATGAAGGTGTGAAAGAGTCATATTCTTATTGAGATCCTGAATACCAGAATGACAATAAGTAACTGAATCAGAAGCAATTTTCATGCCTTGATTGGTTGAGTTCTTCAAACCTTTTGGGTTATACAGAAAGTATTCTGCTGCTTTCTGTGTCAATTGAGTATTGAGATCTACGCCGCGCAGTTGCTCTGGACGCTTTTGCTCATACTCAGTAACCTTGCGAATCTTACGAGGGTCAATATAACGCAACTCGGTAAGACCTGCTGAAGGATTTTTGGGATCAATAATCTTATGATAGAACAGTCTACCGTCAACATACCATCTACGGAAGATTTCATAAGATCTATTTTCAAAATCAAGCAGGCGAAGAATGTGTTGAAACTCCTCCCTGATTAATTTTTTGATTTTTTCTGATTGCTTGAGATTAGATAGTTCTACTTCTACAGGCACATCATCAAAATTACCGCAAATTGTTTCATTTACGATATCATCAACCGCACTATCACATTCAGGTTGTAGAACCATTTCCCGATATCGGGTAATTAATTCATAATCATTACGAACAGTACCATCAAAGTCAACAGAATACCCATAGTATCCGCCACCTACAATAGGTTGCGAACCATCCATACTATCTTTTTGAACAAAAGAAGGCCCCTTAGGGACCTTCTTCGCTCTCTCTAGTGAAAATCCAAAGAGCTGCTGAGACATTATATTTAAAATTTATTGGTCCGATACTATTTATCAAGCATCCACAGTGGCATCAATTGGGGTCCAGTATTGTGTCTGGAGTTCAACTGTGAATTCTTCAATAGCGTCATTGTTACCGAAGTCAAGATCGATAGCAGCAATTGCACTTGGGAATACGTTATAGAACCTGTAAGACTTAAGGATCTTAGGCTTATCACCGTCTTTAACGTCGCGTGCTAACTGATGAACAGTCATGTCAGCGAAGTAACCAGTGCTATCATCTGCATCACCAAGACCTGCAGCGGATGTAAAGTTTTCGTTATATGCTTGAACAGAAGATGCCCACAATTCAAATGCGGATCTAAGAACGAACTTACTATCGTTCTGAACTGTGATTGTCCAAGGTTCAAACGTTCTATCTCCAGCGATCTTGAGAACACGACCTCTAAAAGGAACTTCGATAACACCAATCTGAGAAGCAGGGAGGTTTGCTGCGCGAACAGTAAACTTACCGAGTTCTACTAAACCTGCGTTATTGATAATACCTGCGGGAAATGCCAGATCAACTTGGAATAGATTAGGACGTGCAAAGTCAGATGCGACATTTGCCTTAAAATCGTCAAGAGTTCCTCTTTTTGCCATTGTTTTTAATTTGCTCCGTCTCTTCAGTTATATTTAGATAAATGAAAAATTTCAGAGGTCCGCGAGGACCCCTGAAACTTTTAGATTGTTAGGTTTTTATTAGCTTGCTACTTCAGTGAATGCAACACCAGTTCTGGTTGCTACGAATGTCAGTGTGATGAAGTTGATTGTTCTTGTGGGTTTCACGAAGATCTCCGCATAGAACTCACCACGATCAACTGCCTCAGGTGGGTTGTTGTCGCTATCGCACTTGACGAGGAAGTCAGTTACACCACGACGACCTTGTACATCACGGAGATAAGGTTCCACGATGTTGAGGAAGAGTGAACGTTGTGACTCATCATTCTGTTCAAAGAGTTGAGACTTAGCAGCACCACCGATAACACGCTCGATAGTGAGGAACAGACGACGAACGTTGATTCTGTCGAATGCGGAAGCAAATCCAAGAGCAGTCTTATCACCGAACAGGACTACGCCCTGACCAGGGAAAGCTACGATTGGGTTGACTCTTGCATTATAGAGTTTGTCGCGTTGTGTCTTAGTAGGAGTGTATGCAAGTTTGATTGCATTTCTCAAGACACCACGAGCGAAACCTGCGGGAGAGAACCAAGGTTCTGCCACTTCGGTTGTTTGAAGACAGAGACCAGCGACATCACCGTTGCAAGGTACATAACGGTATACATCATTGTACTTATCGTAAATGTACTTGTAACCAGAGTCAAATACCAAGTAAGAAGAACTAGGAAGTTGATCAAAGAATGCAACCATGTTGTCTGTGATGGTTGTGCTATTGGAAATTCCAATTACGTTTCCTCTACGAGGAGAAACGAATACCACACAGTCCCTTCTCTCATCAGCAATATTGACCAAAGAAGTAACCTTAGCGATTGCAGAAGCATCATCTGCACCAGAAGGTCCAGTAAGGATGTAGTCAATAGTTTGAGACTCAGGATCTTCGACTAATTCGTATGCACTTGCAATGTCGGTATTAGTAACACTGTAGTTACCACCAGATACAGAATAGTCAACACCACCAGTAAGGCGATAGTAATGAGTAGCGTTGTTCTTAGAACCAAAGGTTGTGCGACCATCAGGATAACCTGTAGATCCAGCAGAAGAACGAAGAACGTTGAACTGACGTGAAGCAGCAGTTAGACCGAAGTTACCATCAGCAGCAGAAGCAGTCGCTGCCATTGCACCAGTTTCATGCTTACCCCAGAAAATATATTCAGAGCGTTGCTTAACTACTTCCTTGTAGTAGTTTACTTCACCAACAGAAGTCTTAGCATCAGATGCTTTAGATACACCAATGAAACGCTCAAGAACTGCGCCAGTAGTACCTGTGACCTTACCGTCAATGTCAATAACAAGAATGTGAAGTTCGTCACGGTGACCACCTGCATTGCTTGCATAGAGTGAAGTACCAGGACGAGGTGCTACGTTGATCCACTTAGAACCAGGCAGATACTCACGCTCAGGATACTCAGGTCTTACAGCAGAAGGTGTGGAAGCGTTAGAGTTAGTATCTTGAACTGCACCAGCAGCATCAGCACTAAAGTCAATGCTACCTTTGTCCTTAGCGATATAGAGACGACGCTCGATGCCGTTAGCAGCGATATCACAAGTGTTTGTTCCTTGAGTTACAGTTTGACCAGCAGCAATGATACCAGTAACACCACCAGAAGGAAGACCAATCTCAAGTTTCTTGTTAGCAGGATCCCATGAAAGAACATCAATTGCTTCGTTAGAACCACCAATAGCAACTGTAGTAGAGGTGCCAGGTGTA